TTCCAAAATTCCACTTGGGCGCGAGTGCTTGCCGTCTTTCTTGGCGTTCGACCCACCGGAGATCGTGGGGTACGGAGGATCGAAGACCGCCGCGTCTATGCTCCCGTCCTCTAGCTGCGCAAGCACTCGCATGGCGTCGTCGCAGTATAGCACATTGGCATTTTCCAAGGTCATTCGATGTCACTCTCTGGGAATCACTTCTGCGGTGTGTTTCAATATTTCACCTAAAGGAGTCAGTTTCAACTATTAAGTGAAATCTATCTCAGGTTTAAATCAGCGTTTCGCGCGTGGTGGCGACCTCACCGAAGTTTCTATGGTACGTCAGGACCGGGAGAGACCGCCGAGAGCGGAACGGGTTGCCTTGGTGCCAATCGTCACGCGGAGTCGGGGCTTCGTGGGTCTGCCATGACGCTCCACCGGTCTCGCCCGCGCCCGCGCTATTGTGGTGGATGTGGAACCCGTGGGCGTAGGCGACCTTGCACCTGCCCCACATCTCCCGCCGGTCGGACGCCATCACGCCGGGCATATCCTTGATCTTGGTCTCGTGCCCGTGGGTCGCGCCGAGCATCGTGACGCCCCATTCGAAGTACCAGAATAGACTCGGGTCTACATCCACCTCGACGCGCGGCTCATCGCGGAACCAGGCGGCGAGATAGTGGGCGATGGCGACCGCGCTGTCAGGGTCGTGGTTGCCCTTGAGGATGCGAACGACCACTGTCTCGTACTTCTGGAGCGCCAGTTCGACCTGGTTCACCATCAGGTTCTCCGCGCCCGCCAAGACGACGTCGTAAGGCTCGGCCACATCGAGTCGGTTGCCGCTGCCACGGGTGGCCCGCATCGGATCGTCGGCGTGGAGCAGATCGCCCCCGCCCAGGATTACGCCAGTCTTCGCAGGGGCCGAGCGTTCGACCAGGAGCCGGAACAGCTTCTCGTAGGTCGCCAGCGCCTTCCCCAACGACCAATCCATCTGGGCGGTCATCCCCGAGGAGTGAAGCCCGATGTGGAGATCGGGCAGCAGGTGCAGGTTCATCAAGTCAGGGTCGATGTGGCTCTTGGCGAACGGGTCGAGGGCGAGCGGTGCGGCAGGACCGGCATAGGTCTCGGCGGCGCGCTTGGCGGCAGCCGCGATCACCTCGTCGCTGCGTTCCCCCTCGGACGTCTTCACCCATTTCTGGATCACGTTGCCGCTCGGGTCGAGCAATGCGCTCTCGCCTTTGACCCGGTGTCCGTCCGGCACTTCGAACGTCTCCTCGGACGCGGCAGCCTGGGTCTTGATATGCTCCCCGGTGAGTTTGCCTTCCGCGTCGAACGCCTGGGACCGGCTCTTGACCACATGACCGGGCATCGGGGAGATCGGAAGGGTGCCCCCGAGATCGCGGAGGAAGTAGCGGAGCAGCCGGTTCGAGAACGTGCGACGAGCGAGGCCCAACTGCCTGGCCCCAGCGCTTTCGTTTTCGGCGGACAGGTACGCCTGGTGGGCGGCAATGCACTGGCGGTCATAGTCCGTAAGGACGCGGGTCTGATCGGTCATTCTGCGCTCCTGGCGTGAAGTCTTTGGCTGCCAGTTTAACCTGAAAGGTGAAAATTACAATAGCAGGCTAGACTGCGCCCGTGCGTAAGAGTTCGCCCGTCCTCTTTTCAACCGGTTCACGACTGATCGCACCGCCAAAGCATGACGCCTGGAGGCTTTACCCCCTTGGTGGAGAGAGGTCACAAGTTCCCCGTCAACGAAGACAAAGATGTGCTTCTTTCGTTGCTCCAGCGTGTACTTAAAACCCTCTCGGGTGAACATACCCAACATCTCACGCTGATGCTTGGTGAGGTTCATCCCGGTTTGCGGGCCTGGTATTCGGCGCAGGAGAAATCGTCCAACTCCGCCTCGCACGCCGCGCAGCGCTTACAGACCCCCAGGCCACCTTCGACCACGGCGATTGCGAGTTGGTTTCGGCGGTCCATGTCCTCGTTGGTGAAGTCCCCCGGTTCGTAGAGGGTGTGGGTGGCGTGGTTTGCGCGCTGCTGGGCGCGTTGGGCTGGGTCAATCATGCTAGAAGGTCCTCTACGTTGAGATGTTCCGCCTCCGGCTCCAGCAGCTTGCCGGTGTCGAGGCTGTATTTGCGCGGGTCCGCCCCGCGCTCCAGGAGGGCGGCCAGAACGTCGTAGCGCTCCAAGGCCGCGAGGATCGCCGTCACCGGGTTCGCGCGGATGCCGAGGCATTGGGGCACCTTTGGGTTTGGGTGCTTGACCCACGCCTGGTAACAGAGCGGTTTGCCGTCCTTGTCCCGTCTGCTGACACGGACTCGGACCTCCTCGGCTCCATCGTCCAAGAACGGCCAGGTCGCTTCGTCCGATAGGTGATCGGTGGGCCTGCGGCTCATCCCTGATCCTCTGCTTTCGCGATTTGGCAGTTGGGAACCGATACGTGTCCGCCGAGCTCGGAATCGTAGACGGTCGTGTGGGTCTTGCTGCCGTGCAGCGCGGGCGCAGCTAGGCCGGTTTTCACGGGCGGAGGCACAAACCCGAGGTCCAGGAGCATTCTGCCGACGTTCATCACGACGGCCCGCCTTTCACTTCCAAGACACCGTTCTGGATGCAGAACCCGATGAATGAGTGCATCGGGCCGACTGAGGTAAACGGGGCGCTGCGCAAGAGATGTTCCGGGTACACGTCAGCAAACTCGCGGCGGAACTCCAAGATCATTTCGGCGACGGTAAGGCCCTCCACGAAAGCCTGCGCGCGTGTCAGTTTCGAGGTCATGGTGAACCCTTCCTATGCGGTGAGGCGGAGACCGACGCGGTCCCGTGCCATTTGGTGCTGGACAAAGAATGTGAGGTCCGAGCGGTCGAGGCCGAGGCTCCGGCCAACTCCGTCCTGCACCGGCCAGCCGCGCTCCCGCACGATGCTGCGCACGACCGAGTACGAGTGCCCTACGGCCTCGGCGAGTTCGCGTATGGTGCAGTCCCACCGCACCGATTTGCCCTCGCGCCAGATGCAGAAAGCCACCGCCTCGCGCGGAATATCTGTGACCCAGCCGCCCTTCATCCTTCCGCCTCGCGGAGCCGGAGCGATGCCAAGGCGACCTTGTGGACCAGTGCCCACACCGTCTGCTTTCGCGGATGCCCCTGGACCTGGAAGTTTTGACGGAAGTCATTAAGGCCGGTTTGGTCCGACCCCTTCTCGACCGAAAGGACCTCGTAGCTGGACACGTCGGCGAGGGCCGAAACGTTGGTGACCTCCGCCCCGCCGATCAGCTTGCCGTTGAGTTTGAGTTCGATAGTCAGCATTGCGCGGACTCCTTGGGTTTGACGAGATGGCGGTCACCGGGCAGCCGAAGGGCGTAGAGGTCTTCCCGGCGGGCTTCGACCACGAGCCGGTGAGGTTCGTTGCCGAGCGTGGGCTTCACTAGGCCGGGGACGCGCCAGTTCCGGCGGTCGGCGAGGTAGGTGCCTTCTTCCTCGACGCGGCAGCAGGTACACATCCGCAACGGCTCTAGCGCCGAGAAGTATTCCATGTCGTGCAGATCGCAGTGGATCACCTGCATGTGCGGGCATGTGTCCTGGGACATCGCGATAGCGGCGGCCAGTGTGGCCTCGAACTCCCGGAAGTCATGCAGCGCGTCCGAGATGAGTTTGTTCAGAGGGGCTAATCCGTCAATCATTGGGACGGCCAGACTGTCCCGGTAACGGCGACGAAGAGAAGGGTCGCCCCCGTTATGAACACCAAGTTGTGGAACAAAGCGCGGCGCTTCTTTTCCTTGAGCGCCCTCTGCGCTCTCTCCGCGCGCTCGCGGTCGTGGTGGGTTTGAGATTTGAGGCGGGGGAAAGAGGAGGAACGGCTCACTCTCACATCCCCAACGCTTCTTTATACATTTCGAGGACGGCTTCTTCCTCGGAAATGTCATCTTTGTCGCGCTTGCGGAGAGCGATCACCTTGCGGATGATCTTGGTGTCGTAGCCCCGGCCTTTCGCCTCCGCCATGACCTCTTTCTGCCTTTCCATTACGTCTTTCTTCTCGACCTCCAACCGCTCCATCCGCTCGATGAACTGTCGGAGTTCGTCCGCCGTCACGCGGTAGCTGTTATCGCCGGAGTTGTGGCCGGGGCCTGCCTCCCCGAGCATGTCGTCAACGGAATCTTTCATACCGCTCTTCCTCTTTTGGTTGAAATTCAGGACGGCCTTACGGGCGGTGGCCTTTGAACAGCCGCGCGCGCTTGACCT